CCAGGCTCACCCGCTCTCAGAGCTGGAAGGTCAGCTAAAAGACCTCTCTTAAACTGTAGAACTGGAGCTGCCATTTCTATACTTTACCTTTTAGTAGTATTTATCGATTTTATAATATGAGTAAGATAAAATACTAAAAACTTCCACCATCAAGATCCACTTTTTGATCAAGATCTTTGTCAAGTTGCGAAATAAACGCTGTTGGAAGACCAACATAACCAACATTACTAATAGAAGATGCCGCAGCAATAAGAACCTGATCAGGATCAACTAACTTAAATGCTCCAACAACGTTGTCATAAACGACAACGAAGTTAGTCTTTGTCGCATCAAGATTATTTTGATTTATACTTACATCTGTAAGATCTGTAAACTTGTTTGCCACTTCTGTCTCTGATAGAGTTGCGTCAAACTGATTGCCACCCTCAACTAAAGAACTATCTGCATCTAGAGTAATATCTAGAGAAGTAGAATCTAGAGTAATCTCGTAATCTGCCATTAGGATGCTAAGCCAGCGGTGACTAAAACCATACCTTCAATGACCCTTGTTATGTTACCACCAGAACTTTGAATGACGACATCATAATAATATCTTCCAGGATCTAAACCTGCTGTAACTGTATTACCTAATGTTAAAGTAACTTTTCCAGATGCAGCAGTAAGAGTTATACCAAAACTAGTTGTTGATGATGCTGAAGGGTGTTTACCAAGTTTTGCAGTGGCAGAGTAACCAGTTAAAGGCAACACTGTCCCATCTGGATTTTTGATGGTAAATGTTGTAGTAAAATCAGTTCCCTGTTCTACTGTGAGATTAACTGACCTGGCTGCCATGATTTATGGTTTTATTGATTATTTAGGTCTTTAGATTTTAATAGTTTCTGTAATTCTGCAGTTGATCCAACGAAAAGTGCATTTGTAACATTTGTTGGACCTTTTGGTTTATCTTCCTCAATGTCCTTCAGTTTCTTCTGAAGATCCATCAACTTATCTGTGGCATCAGAAACACTTTTAATCAACTGACCTGCAACTTCATATGCTCTTGGCATTTCACTTTCTTGTGCGAGTTCAAGAATACCATTGATTGCTTCTTGACCCTTTTCAATCAAAGAGTAAAGATTTCCACGAGTATATTCATAGTCTTTTTGAATATCGGTTTTGTCTGCCTTCAGTTTTTGTATAACAGCAGGTTCTTCTGCTTCACTCTTCACAATTTCTGCTGGAGCGACATTAAAAACTTGATCTAGACTTTCAGTTTTCATTAGATATCCTCACCTTGAGATGGACTATATTCTTTAAAGTCCTGGAAGAATGAGAGAGTTTCATTAAATCCAAAGTCATCTCCGATTTCAATCAACTGATCGTCATCAGTATCAACAACATTGATATAAGAACCAAGTGGATGTTCGATTGCCTCTGTGCCATCTTTTGCTCTCTCAACAATGATACTAGTTCCATCAATTTTGGTGATACGCATTTGCTCACCATTAATATTGATGTAAGTTTTTTCTGAAAGACCGCTGACACTACTTACATTAATGATAGTTTCAGTTTTTGTTAGATCCTCTGTGATTGAAGTAGTTTGATCTACGTTATAATCACGAACAGCACGAGGAGTAACACTGTAACGTTGTTCTCTTCTTGCCTGACTTGGATCAATACCAGTCATGTAATCAATAGTTGCTTTCTTGATAACACCAGCTGCAGTAGCAACAGGACCAAACAGATAAGTTTTTGCTGTAAATGTTAAGGTATAATATAAAACTCTTCTATTATTGAAATCTCCATCATAGTCATCCCTCATTGAGATTCCATCAAGAACAACTGGAATATCTCTTTTTTCACCAATATCCGAAATCAAGTTAACTGTCATTGTGTATGCTGGTTGAAAATATGGCAGAATCTGTTCAATGATTTGGAGACAATCATCATTTTTCTTTGCCATAATAGACAACTCAAATCTCATATTATAAGGAACTGGCATGTAAACCTTTTTAGTTGTGGTTTTATCTCCAGGATTTCTTACTGCTTTAAATGTTTGAGTTGTAGTAACCTTTCTTGCTGGATCATAAGTTAATCCAGTGAACTCAAAGGACATTCTTGGCAGAGACAGTTGAACGGGTTTGTTCAGATCAGCTGCTTGTTGAATTCTTGCCAAGAACTTATCAGTAGGACCATATGCCAATGGAACTTTCATAACACTAACATCATTACCAGCACCATCAGTGTGTCGGATCAAAATGTTATTAAAAAGTGTTCCAAAAGAAACTACAGTCTTTCTTAAAATCTGGTGATAAAAATATTCAAACATGATACAATGTCTCTATTTACTAACTATTTAACAAAGTTAGACATCTCCGAATGGATTTCTCTCGGTAAAGTCTAAAATATTGTCTGCTTCTGTCTCAATATCTAAGTTCTGATTGTATTCATCAATAACATTATCTGTTTGTTGAACTTCTAACCTATAGGTCGCTCCAGAATCAAGACCTTGAATAGTTTCTCCCGTATAGAAGAATCCTGTGACGATTCCAACAGTTGCGATTCTTGTCGCAGGATCCCAAGTTTTGATTCTACCGATCGTGCTTGATGCAGTTCCAATAACCTCTTCGTTGAAAATATATGTTCCAAGACCAGATGTTGCTGGTGGAGAAATAGTAATAGTTGGAGCAGACGTATATCCACGTCCAGCATTTGTGATACGAATACTTTGAACTTGAGTTCCTCCCATAATAGCAACAGCAGTTGCTCTTGTATTTCCAATGCCTGCAGGGGGATCGCTGAAAGTAATAGTTGGTGGAGAAGTATAGTATGCTCCCTTCTGTGTAACAGTAACGATACCAACTCCACTTGAAGTGATTCCAACTGTTGCACCAGCACCAGATCCACCACCAGAAGATGTTGGGAAGAAGAATATGACTGGATTACTTGTGTATCCTGCTCCAGGATTGATGAACTGAACTTCATCAACGCCACCATTTGTAGCGGCAATGGCAACCGCATATGCAGTTGTACCACCAGATACAGGATTTCCGATTACAACACGAGGAGGTAATGTGTATCCATTACCATCTTGATTAATGAAGACTTGTTGAACTGCACCATTAACAAGAGTAGTTATTGCTTCTGCAGTAGTTCCTACACCAACCAGAGAAAGTTTTTGAATATAACCTTCTTCTGCTACGTTATCATCAATCTCAAGAACTCCAGTATCAATAACCTCATCTTCATAACGGAACAGTTCACATTTCAGTTGATATGTGTAAGTTTTTTGAAGTTGATAGAAAGGTTGTTCATGCTCAACAAACTTAATCTCAAATAATCTATCTCCAAGAGGAAAATATACTAGATCGCCTTCTTTTGGACGAGTAGAAAGAATACCAACTGGATCATTTTTAATGACTGGTTGAACTTTCTGCTCAAATCTTTCTTTTGAAATAGTTAATGTCAGGTCATCCATGGGTTGGATGCCAAACTTACTCATGATACTTCCCTGTCCTTCATACCCATCATAGTTTTCAACATATGCTTCGATAGGTATTGCATTATTAAATGAGGAAGATGTTACTTCCTCCATTATTTTCTTTACAGTATTGAATGATCTTGGCAGATAATAACACTCAACGCCATACATTCTCAACTGTTCGTTGATCAGGTCTTGAACCAGACCTTGTTCAGTTCGTGAACCTTGAAGGAAAAAGGGATTAAGTGCCATAGTATCAACCGATCATATCGAGAGGTGGAAGTTCATATGTGCTTGACATCATTTCTTTTATTTCTTCTAAATCTCTAATCGCATCATCATACATTTGTCTACCATTCAGTTCTACTCCACCAGGTAGTTTAACTCCAGTAAATTTCATCATATTCATTCCCCACTGCTTTTTAACTAGAGCAGTTAAATATTTTTTCAGGAATGAGTCATTATAAACTTGAGTGTTTTGTGTGGGATCTAAAAGTCTGTAGCAATCAATAACCAAGTAATCACCAACAGACAATGATGCCCAATCAATATCAATAAAAAGTTTGTCTTGTCTCTTATTAAATCTAAACTGTTTCTGAGTAGATATAAGGAAATCAAGATCTTCGAGATAAGTTTTTGTCATCGAATATGTAAGAAGTTCGGTAGAACCCCAATAGTAGATATCATTTAAAAATAGTTGATATCTAACACTAAACATATTATTTGTAATACTATTACTTCCATCATATTTGAATACTCTTGTTACACCAGTAACAGACTCTGGAATATAAAGATAGTTTGAGTTTTCTTTCCAAGCAAACTGTGTTGTAACTCCAACAGAATGATCAGTTGTTAAACCAACTAATCCAGATGAACTAGTATTTGGTGCCCTACCTCTGTCAATATCATCTTGAGTGATTTGATATTTTAAAAAGGTTGGATATACGCCATCAAAATGTCTTTCATGGAAATACTGCAATGCGTCATCAACAAGATCATCAATTTGTTCATCTGCAACGTTAATCTCAAGCACTGGATATCCCAGTTGCCTTTTGCAGTAGTCTATTAGTCCTTGTCTTGTAGATGGTTGTGCCATTTTTACAGTCTCCCTATATTATCTATAATCCTTTTATAACCGTGTTATAATCTGGTGCAAGAGACTTTTTATTTCTCCAATATCTGTTTTCAAATCAGCAACATCACTTTCTATTAAAGAGATTCTTTCATGCTCTCTTTTCTTTTTTTCTTTTTCCATCATATATTTTTCGTATTCATTGAAGTTAGTATTAATAACTGCTAGAGATTTTTCGTCCCTTACGAAGTTATTAAATCCTTCTACTTTAGAGTAACTCATATCAAGCCAGAGCAATGATTCTCAAATCTCTCAGTCTTGGTGGATATACTTGATTTGTTGAGGATCCAACAACTTTAATACTAAAATACCTAAATGATGGCAACTCATCTATAGTAAACTCATAGTCTCTGTAAATCAACTCTTCCTGAGTAAACCCTACTGTATCGGTCTTAGGAACATTGACATCTGCAGATCCATCACTGTTAGAAATATCAATCACACCTTCAGAGTCAATATTTGCATGTCCTGGGAATGGATAGTAAACTGGTTCATCCGAGGGTTCCTCTTGGATAGCATAGAAAACTCTAACATCACTCGATTGATTGATATAAGCAGAGAAGAGAACTTTAATCGCATTTGCAGGAACTTCAAGTGCGATTGGTTTTGTTGCGTAAACAAATGCAGATGGATCTTCAGATAAAGTAGAAGTCCTTTGATCCGTTGCATAGTTTGAAATAGGATTATTGATCCTATTAGATGTTAAAATAACACTTACTCGGTCAAGATCAATAACGGGAGATACACGAGAATCCGATGTTGACATGTTCATATTCATGGTAAATGATTTATTACCAGGAAGTGAAGTTAAGTCATTGGTTTCATTTACCTTTGATGCAATCATTCTGGGAGAAGTCAAATAGTTTGACTTCTTGAGACTAATAGATTCAAATCCTTGATCAAGATATGGAGTTTCTCCACCTGCAACAGTATGTGCTGTGACTGTTCTAATAGAAGAACTAATATTTGTTCCTCTAACTGTCATTGTTTGGACCACGGGTTTAATAATTTCAAAGATGATATTTTGAGTTGCTTTTACTTTTGCTCCACCTGTTGATTTGGTTTCGTTCAAATAAAGTTTAGGGAAATTCGTTCCAGTGCTTCTATCAACTCCATTTGCTGAGGTATCAATCTTTACGTGATAAAAATCCAAATCAAGTGGATCTGAAATAGTTACATTGTTTAGAGCATGTTCCTTATTGATTCTCCTTAAAGAAACTCCAGACAACTCATACTTACGGATTTCTGTTCCAACTGCATATGTGTATGATAAAGTATCATCAATATTTCTAGTAACTCCAGTTAACTGATTATTTACAACATTCTGATATGAAATTATTTCATCCCCAATAATCGCATATCCTGGATTTGTTGACCCAACTCCAACACCCTCAAATACTCCAAAGTCACTAGTTCCATCAATAGAAATAGCAACAGTGGATGATTTTTCATATGCTGCGGTTAATCTAGCAGGCGCAGTGTCTGGAAGAATATCCGATAAAATAACAGACCCATGAGTTGTACACATTCCATGGTTTCTGTGATTAACTTTAATGTGCAAACCATCAGAAGATACCGAAATAGAACTTGCTGCTATTCCAGTGGCGATCGTTGTAACACCTGCTAAAGTGGTATATTGTATTGTATTACCCGCACCGATAGAGAAGTCTCCCTGAACTCTATCAAGAATCAGTGTATTATTTCCATAGGTGTCTGCAACGGTAAGTTGCATATTTCTACCAATGGTTGAATCGCTCAAAGAGCTTACGGTTAGAACATCTCCAACAACATATCCACTACCACCACTAACAATAGTTGCTGCTACAGCGACTCCATTTGTAACTGTGATATCTGCTGTTGCACTTTCACCATCGCCAGTTAAAGAAACTAAAGAAACGTTGGTGTGAACTGCAGAACCACTAATAGTTGAATATCCAATACCAGCATTTGTAAGTGTTAAGTTACCAGTCGCAGATCCAGCAAATCCAACCAAAGTTGCAGTTGCATTTGTAGTTGATTGACTTATTGTTAATCCAACTTGCAAATCTGAATCATACAAACCAGAAACTGTTGTTCCTAAACCAACTCTAATCTTTCTGGAGTTTGTAATGAGAGGATCCTTAATAAGAGTTGCAACCTCTTCATTACCCTCACTTAGTTCTGGGTTGTAGAAGTTGATGTTTCCGTTATTAGCAAACTCTGCTCTACGAAGAGTAAACTTTAAATCTTCATATTGACTTGGGAACCAGGTTGATCCGTTTTGTGCTTTGAACAGATTTCCCGATAGTGGACTTTGAGTAACAAATACTTCTCTTGCTTCTTCACCAGAACTCAGTGATATATCAACTTCTCCAAGTCTGGAAGTCCAAACTCTATAGTTGTTAGAATTTGATAAAACGCATATTGAATGAAACTCTTGCCCAGAAAGATAAACTGGAGCAGGGAAAGTGACTTTGGTTGCAATACTTGCATCAGTAGAAGTATTGATTTGCCCTGGTTCAAGTATAACCTCTCCAAAAGGATATACCTCTTTAGAAGGTAATCCTTGAGACATTGGTCTCAGTTGAATAGTAACTGGAAGGGATGTGTCTTTTGCAGAAAAATATAAATCAACAGAAGTTACAAAAATGCCACTATCTGGCTCTACATAAAAAGACTGGGCTAAAGGATCTATAAGTTTCATTTCTTAGATATCACTGGGTAGTTTCGGTCTATCTAACTTATTTAGTAACTACCGTTAGATGTAGATCCAAGTGTTTGAGATATATCTGGAGTAGCAACAAATGTTGTGCTAACTTCAACTGTTTCAGTGGTAGTAGGTGTCAAACTTGTAGAAGTTGTCGTTGGAGATGTTGTGACATTAAAGAACTCAGTTGCAATATCAGATGCCCCAGGAGCAACTGAAGATGGTGCATTTGGTGAAGCAGTTGGAACTATAGATCCAATCGAAGTTGTAGTTCCTTGGATACCAGAAACAAACTGGTTAGTTTGAGCACCAGTTACTCCTTGAGTTCCTTGTAATCCTGCTGTTGGAGTTGTTGCTCCAGAAGTAAGTGGGATAGCAGATGGACTACCGTTTCCAAGAGTAGTTGAAGAAACAACTGAAGAGTTGCCACTCTTTCTAACAACAAAATCAACAAGATTTTGAGTTTCTGTTCTAACAGGTCTAATAGATGTAATGTTTTCTTGAGTATTATTCAAGAGTCCAACAGAATAGAACTTTTCTTCTGCACTTGTGAGAGGAACTCCCGATGTTTGTGAAAGAACTCTACTACTAGTAAGTTTGAACGTTTTTACGCCACTTTCAAATGCAGGGTTAGAAGTTACACTAGGATCAGGAATAAACAGTGATCCAATCACTGCGCCCTTTTGATCTGTGAGAAGTTTTACGTCTGTAATAACTGCCTCAGCACCACTTGTTTGACCCCTGAGAGTCATGTTAGTAGTTACCCATCCAAAGAAAGATCCTTGAGCTTGTTGTGAAAGACTAAATGTATCGATATTAAGTATAGTTGATGTTGCTGAGTATGCTGCAGGAATCACAGATTCTCTAGAATATGGATTTGCTCCAAAGATCTGTGTTGGTGCATTATATGGACCAAACTTGTGATTTTGTTGAGCAACTCTAAACTTAATAGAAGGAATATTTACATCAAACTTACTACCAAACAATCCAACTACAGTCTCTCCAACCTGGAAAGATCCAGAAATCATTTCAATCTCAAGAAGTTTAGGTACAATATACTTTTGAATATTTTGACCTTCAAAGACACCATATACTCTTGTAAATGGTTTCATTCTTCTGGCAACAAACTCAATATTCCTAGAACGTAAATATGGAACAATCTGTGAACTTGCATTATCACCAAACAGATTTTTCAGAATCCTACGTGCATTTTGAACAGAAGTTGTACCAGTCTTGTTATATGTTTGAATGTAATCATTGATAACATCATAATTTTGAAGAACCGATGCAGAATATCCATCATCTAGTCCAGACCAGAAAGTATCCCATGATCCCCAAACAACTGGGTTGAATCCAGTTTGCTTATCTTTATCAGTTACACCAAGTTGTTCTGGTGACTCGGTATAGTTACTGAGATATTCATTGTTTCTTGCATTTACCGTCGTTTGATCAACCCAAACATCAGATGAAGGAGTTAACTCAATACTTCCACCATAGTATGACGTGCGAAGAGGAGAAACTTTTTCTTGTCTGGTGGCGTATGGTTGCTCAATCTCAGCAACTTCAGTATAATCTAGCGTTACTAATCTTCCAGTTTTCTTTACTCCAGTTCCAAGTAAATCTGAAACAAACTCAGTATCTACAAATGGATCAGCTGGTCCATTAATACCAATCGTTGAAGTGCTTCCAAGAAGAAGATCAATCTCTGTTGTATAAGGCGCAGGTCTGAGTTCACTGTTTACAATATCAATACTGTTTTTAACAATTGTTTCCTTTCTTTGTGCTTTGGTTGAAGAGAAGTCATCAACAAAGAATCCAGATTTAAATCTGATAAGACCGTTTCTATCCTTAATAGGAAGATTTGCAGTATCAACCTCTAAAAGAGATAATGCAGTAAAAAGTTCAAGATTGCTAAGTCTCTTATCAAGTTTATTGATATCGGACATTTTATATCTCTTATATTCAAAGAGATCAATATCAACGTCATCAATATTGTAAAGATATGCAGGTAAAGTTGCTCTTGCTACCTCAATAGCATTGTCAATGGCATTGGGTAACTGTGGATTATCTGCGGGAGTGCCTACGTTAAGTTGGAAAACACCATCTTTAGTTAAGAATATTCTATCAACTCTAGGAAGATAATAAGAATATCCAACTCTAATCTGTTCGTCTGGAGCAAGAATGTTGGGAACAGAGTTTCCTGTTGCATTTACTGTTCTTCCTCTAAACTCAAAAGGAGACAAATCTCCAGTCGTTACAACGCCAACAGCAGTAACTCTTGGTCTAATGTCAAGAATGTCTGCATTGGAAATACCATTGACTCTAGGAATATTACCATACTCAAAGTCACTGTAACTATTTGCAGTAATAATATCTCCAGTGTCGGAAGATGCAAAATCTGCAGTTTCAAAAACGACTTTAAGTTTTCTTGATGGTTGTGCCTTAAGATCTTTTCTTACGATTCTTCCATAGTCATAGATTGTAGATCTTTGACCATTATCAAGAACATAGTTTGAAGTGATGTTATTATCACCTCTACTTACAATCTCAGCTGTTGCGGTTACACCAGTTTCTTTAAATCTGAGTGTTTCTCCCTCTTGGAAAAGTTCTTGGTTCAAAAGAATATAACCAATTTTTGAATCCGATATCTTCTCACAATACAATCCAACTGCACCACTTGTTTGTCCTTCAAACTCTTCTCCAATCAGAAGATCTGTTGTTTTTGCATTTACACCACTGATAAGAGTCAAATTGATATTTGGTAAGTCTGCATTTTCAATATCATCTGACTCAAAAACACCCCATAACTTGGTAACATCAGATTTTAATAAACAAATCTCTTTGTCTTGAACCCTTGTTCCATATGGATATGTTCCATATGTGAGACCATCATTAAATGTAGTTGTTCCAACTCCAGAGGCAGAGTTTGCAGATAAATTTATATTGAGAATATTTACTTTCTTCCTAATCTTCTGTTTAGCAGTAACAACAGACTTAGAAAGAGTAGCGATTAAAGATGCGGTTCCATTTGTGTTTGCTAATCCTTCAATCTTTAACGTTGTATTTGTGTTGTTAAATGTAAACTTATCAGCAGTTAACTCTTCAACACTTCCATCATCTCTCATAAAGAGATATCTTTCTTCATCAAATGGTAAGAATGATTCGTTAGAACCTGCTTGAATAGTGTTAGTTTCATTATTTGTAACAACAACTGCAAACTTTCTCTTGATAATCAAAGTAGAGTTATCAATATCTACCTTAGAAATATTTTTCTTGGGTAATACTGTATATAAAGTATTGTCTGTTGATGACTGGAAAGAAGAAGAAAGAATCTTAAAGTCGCTAGGACTGATTGTTACTCCAGGAAGAGCACCATCACAAATACCAATAACAGTTGTAACTCCAACGATAGACAGGGAGTTTTTAGAAACCCTATCAACTCTAGCAAAAGTTACTGTGGATAACCCTGCATTTGTAAAGGAAACAGTGCTTCCAGAAGTTGCGATTCCAACAAAGTTAAAATCAGTTGATGTTACAGTGCTAACTCCACCAGACGCTGCAGTAATACTAACAAATCCTACATTTGCCAGTACAGACTGTTTTACATCAGCATTAAAGGTTCCTGCTGCACCAACAGTTGCAAAAATAGATTTTACTTGTTCTGTTCCATATGCAGTTGTTGCAACAGAGATTCTTGTATTATCAACACCGTCAAATATAAATGATTCTCCATCTCTAAACTTTCCTCTTACATTATAGAGAGTAAGAAGTTTGCTATCAGAAACATCATATCTTAAAAATCCAGTTGCACCACTAGATTTTCCTCTAACTTGTGTTGGAACTGAAAGTGTGATTGCCTGATTTAATGTAATTTCTGTATATGTTTGAATATCATACAATGCAATATCATATTCATTAAGATCTGGAGTTGTTGTATCATATGATCCGCTTTCTAAAGCAAAGTCATAAACTCTAGCAAGACCAATCTCTTTACCAGCAGATGCAATACCAGAAACTCCCTTACGGGATTCCATCAAATGAACAACAAAATCAGTCCCAACCCCAATAGTTGGAGATCCATAAACTCTGTTAAGAGTATATGTTGGTCCAGTTACATAGCTAATATTTTGAGCAGAAACAGACTTTGTAGTTCTTGGTTTGGGGAAATCTACAAAAGTTGTGCTTATTGTTTCTACAGGATATCCTTTTACAACTGCTTTTGTTGGAGATATTTGATATGTTCCTAAGTTTTCACTTGGAGTATTGTTATTATATGTTGCTTCTGCTGCATTAAAAATACCACCATTTCCTTTTAAATCATTGAGAGTTTCTTTGGAAATGACTGTTGGTTGAGTAATGTAGTAATCTCCAGACTCATTATATGTTCTCTTTGCTAACTCATCATTGAGTACATTGTATTCTGGATTTTGAACAACGCTTCTTAAAATACCATTTCTGATTTCAAGAAGTTCAACAAAGTTTTCTACATCATTTTGCCCGATATCAACTTTTACTAAATCTGCTGTAATTTTAAGTCTGTCTGCACCAGGTGCAGCGTAGTTAGAGAATCCTTTAGCATTATCTACTAAAGTTTCATCCTCATCCGAGTCTATAATCTCTTCGGTTACTTCCAGACCAACTCTGTAACTTGGATTGTTTCCGTACTGATCAAGAATCAGTGTTTGCTCTGGGACATTTACAAAATAACCTCTTAAAAAATAAACCCCTTCATTCAAGTAAACTGCAGATCCAACTGAGTTTGCATTCAGTGGAATAGTTACAGCAAATCCAGAACCAGGTTGAACAATAACAGATTTTCCTGCAGCAATCTCATTAGCACCAAACAGACCTTCCTCAATCAGAAGAACTTCATCATCTGCAAATGCTTGATAACTACCAGTAAGATAATCAGAATCAAGGAAGTTTACATAAAGTGTATTATTTCCTCTTTCAGAGTTAGTTGAACTTAAAACTGCAACAACAGATGCACGAACTCCAGTATTTTCTCCTCTAATAGTTTTACCTACCAGAGAGTTAAGATATGCTAAAACATTAATACCAAGATATTCTGACTGTATTTCTACAGCATAATAGTTATCAATATAACTGATTTGACCAGGAATAACTACTGATCCTTCCTTAAAAATGTGATTACCAAACTGTTCTATCTGGTTCTGCAAGATTGACTGTAAGCCAGTCAGTTCTCTCGCCTGAACAGGATACCCAGGCTTAAATAGGACTTTATAGTAGTCCTTGTCTTTATTGAAATCGTCAAAGTATGGCGATACGTTAAGATTGAGTTCCTGTGGCATAATGCGTTAGAATTGCAATACTATTTTTATGTCTTCTCTTTGATTTTGAGATCTTGTAATCGCAGGTCTGTGATCAACATAAAGAATGTTGCCAGTATGTTTTGCAACTTCTGGATTTGCCAATCCACTGGTAAATTCCTGACCTAAGTTGTATGTCTTACTATTTAGTGAGATGGTAGAACCTGTAAAAACAGTATCTATTCCAACTCCAGAAGAATCTCCAGCTCTAATAATCTGAAGATTACCTCCACTGGAAGGAGTTGCTGTAAACTCCTTTAAATCATAACCATATCTTGGTGTGGTATTCTTTGTAAACTCAAGTAGATCTGAAGTATCTGTATTAAACCCTACTAACGTTCTATCCTGCCAATATTTTAACACTCCAGTTGTTTTATCGTATGAAACAACTCTAGCAACAGCAGTTGAACCTGTACCAATAGTCTGATAGATTACAGAATCTGCAGGATATGTTGCTGTGCTATACCCAATGCCAAGTCTAATAGCGCCAACAGCACTTGCTTTTGATTTAGTTAATACTGAAGAGGTTCCATATGCATATGGGTTTTCAACCAGTCCTATTCTAGAAATTTGATTTCCTGTAATAAAATCTGGATCTTGAGTATCATTTTCGATTCTAGAGTATACTAATACTCTGAATGCACCAAGTTCTCTATAGATGTCTGCTCCATGTCCTCCTTGAGGAGGAATAATAACATCGAACGATGGAGCAGATGTTCCAGTTGGCAAACCTCCAGCAACAGTATCAACTGTTCCATAAGAATATCCAGAACCACCATTTGAAACAGTAACTGATTCAACTTTTGAATCATTATTTACAACAATGGTGCATTCTGCGCCATTACCATCACCACGAATGGGAACCTTAGTATATGTTGTGTTTGCAGTTCCGATACCAACTCCACGGTTTGTAATCGTACAAATTTTGATCTGCCCGCTAGTTGCTGCGTTTTCTCTTACTGATGCTACATTATTTCCACAAGCATCTGTAGAGGTTTCAGT